TAAGACACATCCAGGTGCCAAGGTCTATGCTGAGAAGAATGGCGGCAAGGTTGCAAGTAGCGAGTTCTATGCTGATAAGATTCAAAAGTCAGGTGTAACCGAAGGTGACACGGGCAACCTGCATGCCGACTTGGCCGATGTGTACAGTCGCATGGCTCCTGGTATTGAACGCCACAGAGACAGTTTCAAAGCCGGTCAACTGTACGACGCACTGGAAGCTGTTGCAGAACAACACAATGCACATAGAGAATTTACTCGTATGATGTCCGGGGCCCGTAACCGTGCGCACATGGACTACGATACCAACCCAGGTGGATTTCAAAACTGGTTCTGGTACTTGCCATTTGCTAAGGAAGAATTAGAAGAGGGGCTCGATTTAATCAACATGTCAGATTTACAGTTCTATAAAGAATTGTTAGGTGTTATGATAATTCCTGTTGCGGCATTTGGTGCAATGGCCTGGCATAAAGCTATGAATGCTATTAAATTATATCGTGCAGAGGATGTAATTACAGCCCTACAGAAAAAAGGTGTTACTGTTGACCGTAGTACACTTGAACAGATTAAGCCACTGTTACTAAAACTTGAACGGGCTATTGATGTTGACAAAGATGGTGACGTGGCCAAAGAGTTGGCCAAGCGTATTCAACAAACTGTAACCTGGGGCAAACTAAAACAGGTCAATCCAGACACAACGGTGAATCGTAAATCCGAAATAGTTGAAGAGCAAGACACTAGCGGTGTAGAACGTGCTATCCTTAATCGTATCATGACTGCCCACACAGACCTGTTGATGAAGTTTGGTCCAGACAAAGTCATGCAGGCCGCAGAAGAAGTTGCTTACAATGTAGGTGACGTAGACGAAATTGGCACCAGCGATGTCAGTGCTTATGTTAATCAAGTTCGACAAATTCTTGGTGCTTGATGAGAGCTACAGAAATTCTAAATGAAGCTCATGCTGCAACACAGTTGCCTGGATATGATTCAAAAAATTCAATGCACGGTCCATGGGCAGCTGCTTTTCGTAGAAGAAAACACTCAGCACCAAAATCTGGCACAGAGTTTAATATTACCCAAGAGCAGGCATGGGAGATTATTAATAAACAAGGTTGGAAATGTGCATTAACTGGAGTTCCATTTAGTCGTAGTGGCTCGGCTAAAGATCTAAATAGTCCAAGTGCAGATCGAATTGATTCAAGCAAAGGTTATATTCCAGGCAATGTTCAATATGTTAGATTAGTAGTAAACTTAGCAAAACGAGATTTAAGTGATGCTGACTTTATTACACTATGTAAACAAGTAGCAACATATAACAAATGAGAGCCACAGACTTTGAAATCCGCAATCATGACAAGTTAGATCGTATTCTAGCTGAGTTATGTTCTCTAGTCATTCAAGGTCAACAAAAAGATCAAGGCCTAGGCATGGTAGCAGCCGCTGTGCTCGATCCCGATAACAATTGTGTAGTAGGTATCAATTACCCCACTCGAGACGGCCATCGTGTTCACGGTGAACGTGCCGCTATTGACAGTTACTATGCTCGCTTTGGTCCTATTCCTGATGGTAGCATTATTATTACAACTTGTAGTCCATGCACTCAATACATGGCTGAACGTGAAGGAGTTAACTGTTCTGATCTCATTGACGAAGTTGGTGTTCATAAAGTCTATGCTGGCTATCAAGATCCTAGCCAGGGACGGATACGTAAAAAGTATCACATAGAAATCACACGTAATCTCAAACTAGAAAAACTATGCAAGGCATTTGCTGATACATTTTTAAAAGATGACTTGAATGAACTTGAATTCTTAGGATCACCATGTACCAAAGACTGTTCAGGTCATCGTGCTGGCTATGCTTGGAGTCAAAGCAAAGGTGGCCGTGTAGCACAAAGTCCATTTAGCCCCAGTTTTAATAATGGCAGTCAACTGCATGTGGATGGTAAGTAGACATATGAACAAACCCCAATACCCAGTATATCCAGAACAAAACGGTGAAGAGGATCGACCAGTACTTCCCTACTCACCTGTATAGAACACCCCTTAGGACCGTTTAGTTACGGTTTGGTGTAGGCGGCTGCTGCCTGCAAAACATTTCGGAGTCGTGCCCGATCGCGTGTTTGGCTAAGTGAGCTTTACCAAAATACTCTTGCTTTTTTTAAATAACCCTGTATAATAGTAAAACTTACTCAGGAGAAACAAATGTCAGATCGCGTATTCACAGCAGACCAAACAAACAAACTTACACAAATCATCAATGAAGGCATGTCAGTAATGTCTGAAATTGAAACCCTAACCGGTGGACTCAATGACACAGTCAAGGCCATTGCAGAAGAATTAGATATCAAACCAAACATTCTCAAGAAAGCTATCAAGTTAGCACACAAATCTGAATTTGGTCGTGAACAACAAGACCACGAATTGCTAGAACAAATTTTAGTTCAAGTTGGCAAAACATTATAAGTACTGTTTTAACAACAGCGAGTCGTTCCCGTAAGGAACATGAATCATGGCTAACCGGCCATAAACGGAGAAAAATTTGAGTTATATTGACGCTTTATTTGATAGAGAACACGATCGTATTCACATAGTTGAACGGCGTGATGGCAAGAGATGCTATCAAGAATATTCAGCCAACTATGTGCTATACTATGATGATGCCCGTGGCAAGTTTCAAAGTATTTTTGGTACACCTGTCAGCAGATTCAGCACTAGAAACAGCAAAGAATTTCGCAAGGAAGTTCGCATACAGTCAAACAAACAACTGTATGAATCAGACATTAATCCCATCTTCCGTTGCCTTGAAGAAAACTACAAAGGTCAAGACGGCCCAAAACTTAATGTAGCGTTCTTTGACATTGAGGTCGACTTCGACCCCGAGCGTGGATTTAGTCCTCCTGCAGATCCATTCAACGCCATTACCGCCATATCAGTGTACTTGCAATGGCTCAATCAAATGGTCACACTGGTGATGCCGCCCAAGCACATGAGCCCGGCTACTGCCCGCGACATTGCTGGTGATTTTGAAAATACCATTGTATTTGAAACTGAAGAAGACCTACTCAACACATTCTTGGATCTGATTGAAGATGCTGATGCCTTGTCTGGGTGGAACAGCGAAGGCTTTGATATTCCATACACTGTGAATCGTGTGACCCGTGTACTCAGCAAAGATGATACCCGTAGATTTTGCTTGTGGAACCAATATCCTAAGAAACGTACATTTGAACGCTTTGGTGCAGAAAATGAAACTTATGACTTGATTGGTCGTGTGCATATGGACTATATGCAATTGTATCGCAAGTACACATACGAAGAGCGCCACAGTTACAGTTTGGATGCCATTGCCGAATATGAACTTGGTGAAACTAAAACAGTGTTTGAAGGCACATTGGATCAACTGTACAATCAAAACTTTAAAACATTCATTGAGTACAACCGACAAGACACAATGATTCTGGCCAAGCTAGACAAGAAATTAAAATTTCTTGATCTTGCTAATACATTAGCACATGAAAATACTGTGCTACTACAAACCACCATGGGTGCTGTGGCTGTTACAGAACAAGCAATCATCAACGAAGCTCACGAGCGTGGCATGGTAGTTCCTAATCGTAAGGAACGTTACTCAGATGAGGATACACAAGCCGCCGGTGCTTATGTAGCATATCCCAAAAAAGGAATTCACGAATACATTGGATCAATTGATATTAACTCTCTATATCCAAGTGCAATTCGTGCGTTGAATATGGGTCCAGAAACTATTGTAGGACAACTGCGCCCCACTATGACTAACCGGTATATTCGAGATAAAATGAATTCTGGCTCCAGCTTTGCTGCAGCCTGGGAAGGCGTGTTTGCCTCATTGGAATATACCGCAGTAATGAATTTAGAAAAAGGCACAGAGATCACCATTGACTGGCAAGGTGGTGAAGAGTCAGTACATAGTGCCGCAGAAGTATGGCGCATGATCTTTGACAGCAATCAACCTTGGATGATCAGTGCCAATGGTACTATCTTTACCTATGAAAAAGAGGGTGTTATTCCTGGCTTGTTAAAACGCTGGTATGCCGAACGTAAAGACATGCAGTCCAAATTGAAAGAATGTAAAAATGCAGAAGATGAAGAATACTGGGACAAGCGTCAGCTTGTTAAAAAGATTAACCTTAACAGTCTCTATGGTGCTATTCTTAATCCTGGTTGCCGTTTCTTTGATAAGCGTATTGGTCAGTCTACAACCCTTACTGGTCGTGCCATTGCCAAGCACATGGATGCTTATGTAAACGAATGTATCACTGGCAAGTATGATCATGTGGGTGAAACTATTATCTACGGTGACACAGACTCGTGTTATTTTAGTGCGTGGCCAGTGCTGAAAAAAGAAGTCGAAGAAGGACGTATGACTTGGTCAAAAGACATGGCTATACAACTGTATGATTCAATTGCGGATCAAGTCAACATCAGCTTTCCAGGTTTTATGGAAACTGCATTCCATGTGCCTAGAGAGATGGGCGAAGTGATTAAAGGTGGGCGAGAGGTAGTAGCCAGCAAGGGCTTGTTTATTACCAAAAAGCGTTATGCAGTGATGATCATTGACAAGGAAGGCAAACGCTTAGACGTTGCTGGACAGCCTGGTAAGGTCAAGGCCATGGGCTTAGATTTAAAACGCAGTGACACGCCCAAAGTTATTCAAGAGTTCTTAAGTGAGATTCTCAATGATGTGTTAACTGGTGCCACCCGTGATGAGATTATTGCTAAGATTCGCGAGTTCAAATACGTTTTTAAAGAACGTCCAGGTTGGGAAAAAGGCAGTCCAAAACGTGTAAACAACTTGACCAAGTACGGCAAAGAAGAAGAACGCCTGGGCAAAGCCAACATGCCCGGGCATGTTCGTGCGGCACTTAATTGGAATAACTTGCGTAGGATGAATGGTGACAAGTATAGTTTGCAAATTGTTGATGGTATGAAAACTATTGTGTGCAAACTCAAAAGCAATCCTCTAGGATGGACCAGTATTGGATATCCTACAGATGAACAACAATTACCTGCATGGTTCAAAGAACTACCGTTTGATGACAGCGAGATGGAAGCCACAGTAGTTGATCAAAAGATCGACAACTTGTTAAGTGTGTTGGAGTGGGACCTAGCTAGTTCTACCAACACAGAAAATACTTTTGAAACTTTGTTTGAGTGGTAATATGAAACTTAGCGAACTTGTTGCATATCGTAATCAGCTAGATGCATTGTCAAGTGTGCCTGCGTTGCAAACTGCCAATCTTGAGTTGGATAAGATCTTACATCTAGTAGGCACACAACCAGAGTTGATGACATCATTTACTCACGATCTTGACAGTCAATATGCTGACATACAAAAAGTATTTGCTAAATTTGAAGATGATTTAAATAATTTAAAATTGCAATTAAATCAAAAAATTGAAGCAGCAGAACGACCATGGTTTCAAGAAAGTTATACCTTGTATGAAGGTGAGCTAATTCGGTCTGCTGAGTTTGTACTTGAGTTAAGAAAACCCAATACCCTCGATACTGCTCCATTCCAAATTAGATTAAGTCAATATGCTAATTGGAAATATCCAGCGTTGATCATTCGTCCTGGGTTAGAAACATTTATTGAAAACATGGTAGCATATGATCCTCTCTACTTGGTAGATTTAAGTCATGATTATTTAACCCCGGCTATGAATCGATTTAATGAACAGTATCAAACTCGTCTAAGACCATATGTTGTCAGTGAAGAGTTAGATCAAAACATTTTAACAAAAATCCCCAATGATCAATTTGGCATGTGTTTAGCCTACAATTACTTTAATTTTAGACCATTTGAAATTCTTAAAAAATATCTAGCAGAAATATATCAAAAACTTAAACCTGGTGGTATACTAGCATTTACATTCAACGACTGTGATAGACCCAGTGCTATCAGATTGGTTGAAAATTACTATTGTTGTTATACTCCAGGATACTTGGTTCGAGAATTAGCTGTCTCTATGGGCTACGAAATTGTGTACTCTTGGAATGATCCAGGCCCAACCACTTGGTTAGAATTAAAAAAACCCGGAGAACTAACTAGTCTCAAGGGTGGGCAAACTTTGGCAAAAATAGTTCCAAAATAAATCAAAACCTGTTGCAAAATCTAAATAAACACTGTACAATAAACAAACGAGGAGAATTAAATGAAAGATCACTTACTAGACTTAGTAGAACACACTTATGACCTGGGTTGCATTGACCTAGTTAAGATCACCGGCGACACCAAAGCTACAGCCATTAATGGCTTAGCCGAAGACCGTAGCGTTATTGTTGACGGCACTTTTGCCAATCCGGTAGCAGATTTTATTGGTACATTTGGCATGCCAAATCTAAGCAAGCTCAAGGTATTGTTAAATTTACAACCCTACAAAGAAAACGCCAAACTTGCTATCACACGCAAAGACACAGGTGCATTGGATCAACTCACATTTGAAAATGCCGAAGGCGACTTTAAAAATAGCTATCGATTTATGGCTACTGAGATCATTAACGAGAAATTGAAAAACGTTAAAATGAAACCAGTTACATGGCACATTGAATTTGAACCTTCTGTGGCTTCTATTCAACGATTAAAAATGCAAGCTGCTGCTAATGCCGAAGAAGTTAACTTTAAAGCAAGAACAGACGGCAAAGATTTAAAGTTTTTCTTTGGTGATCATTCAACCCATGCCGGTAACTTTGTATTCCAGCACGATGTAGGTGGCACACTTAAACGTGAATGGTCTTGGCCAGTTAAGACTGTGATTAGTATTTTAGATCTAACCGGGGACAAAGTCATGCGTATTAGTGATGATGGGATTGCTGAGATTACTGTAGATTCGGGATTGGCTACTTATAGCTTTAAACTTCCAGCACAAAGCAAGTGATCGAACAAGATAACCTAACAGCCAAACAAAAAGATTACGCTGTATTCTTACCAGCTATTAGTGGCTTCTACGCTACTTTTATAGGCAAACAAAGAGACCTAGTTAATGGTCCTTATGTAGACCCGGCTCGTATGCCAGCAGGCATTCCAGATATGGAAATGATGAATTGGCTTAATGATCAAAAAGGCCTATTTCCTTACAAGTGGAGCCTGTACTCTGGTGGGCATGCTAACTTGGATCTCAACAAGCAGGACTGGTCCGAAGATATGGTTCGTAATAGGGATCCTAATACTCTCATGTTAGGCGACTCCGGTGGATTCCAGATTGCCAAAGGCTTATGGGAAGGCGATTGGAAAGCTGGTTCAGGTTGTCCTAAAGCACAAAAGAAACGTGATGCTGTGTTAAAGTGGTTGGATGGTGTTGCCGACTACGGCATGATTCTTGATATCCCGACCTGGGTTATTCATGATAAGAAAGCCAGTGCAGCTTGCCAGATTACCACACTACAAGAAGCAGTAGACGCTACCAAGTACAACAACGACTACTTCATGAAGCACCGCAAGGGTGTTAAGAACGGTGGTGCCAAGTTCCTTAATGTTTTACAAGGTGCCAATCATGCCGACGCAGACCGTTGGTATGAACTAATGAAGGACTATTGCGATCCTGCGGTGTATCCAGATACACACTTCAATGGTTGGTCAATGGGTGGACAAAACATGTGTGACGTGCATCTTGTGTTGCGTCGGTTGGTAGCACTACGTCACGATGGTTTGCTCAAAGAAGGCATACACGATTGGATGCACTTCCTGGGCACAAGTAAACTAGAGTGGGCAGTGTTGCTAACCGACATTCAACGTGCTGTACGCAAGTATGTAAATCCAGCATTTACCATCAGTTTTGATTGTGCAAGTCCGTTCCTAGCCACAGCCAACGGACAGGTATATCATCACATAGATCTGCCACACAATGAAAAGTGGTGTTATCGTATGAGTCCTATTGTGGATGATAAAAAGTTCAGTACCGATACACGAACATATCGTGATGGTGTATTAGCCGAAGGATTTGTCAAACATTTTGATGAAAGTCCCATTAGCAAACATTTAAAGATGAAGGACATCTGCATCTACAAACCAGGTGTGCGTAAAACCGATGCTGAATTAAATGGTGAAATATTCGATCCTAACAACATGGCACACTTTCATACCGCTCCAGATCTAAACAAGATTGGAAAGAACGGCAAAACATCCTGGGACAGTTTTAGTTACGCATTACTAATGGGGCATAATGTTTGGATGCATTTAGAAGCAGTACAACGTGCCAATCGTGAATACGACAACGGAAGTTGGCCTGCTATGATGTGGAATCAAAATGGCGATCATGCTCGATTCAAAGACATTGTTGATGCTATTTTTGCCACTCCCGACCGTGCAGAAGCTGAAGCTATTATCGAGCACTATGACCGTTACTGGATGGACATTGTGGGCACACGTGGATTCAAAGGCAAAAAAGCCAAAAATGCCATGAGCATGTTTAATAACCTGTTTGATGTAGAAGAGGACGATAGCGTTGATAGTGACGATATCGAGTTGGATGAAAATAAACTAAACGAGTTGGAGGCTCAATGATTGACCATTTACAAAGTCGAGTACGACATTTGGAAGAAGAACATGCTCAATTGGATAAACGTATTGATGGTATGGAAAGTACCGGAGTGTTTGAAGATGCTACTTTAGAAGTTTTGAAGAAGCAAAGGTTGCATATCAAAGACGAACTTGTTAAACTTAGACTTAATATTGCATATGAATTAGGCGCAAAAGAAAATGATTAGAGCTGGACACAATGAAGTAAGTTTCTTTATAGGAACCGAAGTGGAACACACGCCGGCATTTGGTCTTAAGACGTTGTTTGTAGTGGGTGTGCAGGATCCGCGAATTGTTTTACAAGAATTTGATAACAACGATTGCGAACACATTTATTTTGGTGCCAATCAAAGTTTTCCAGCCTTAGATAAAAACGATGGTGAAGGTTGGCGTGATTGGGAATACATGGTTCGTAGTTGTTTAGAACAACGCTCTACCTATTGTACCCTTGACCTAGATCATGCACAAGCAGAAGGACTATTAGAATCCAGCTTAGTTGAGTTTCACAACTTTATTCCAATGATTAGTGTTAAACTTCCTTACATTCAACAATTTGGATACAATGCCACTATTAAAATTGATGACCGAGACTTTGCAGCAACAAACCCGGGCGTCTGGTGTCACAGCCTACACGACTTACAAAAACGCCAGGTGTTCACTGACTGGTCTAAATATACCAAGGACGAAGTAATAAAATGAGAAACTGGCTAAGACAACGACTGCTTCACTTTTTAATAGATGCTGAAGATAGCAGGCCTGCTAGGATAGGTCGCGGAAACATCAGTGTTTCCTTAATGGATAACGAAATATGCGATGACAGCCCAAGTAACATTGACCTTCCAGATCCTATTAACTTTAAGGTACAAGCAGTAAGCGGCGGCACAATAGTAGAGTCCAGGTGGTATGACCACAAGAAGGACGAAAATCGTATTAAACTGCATATTATTACACAAAAAGAAAACTTATCTGAATCAATTGGTAAAATTGTAACCATGGAGTTATTACAGAAATGATACAAGAACAACGTGAAACTATTGAACGTATTAAAACATCCGCACAACGGCAGATTTGGGTAACATTCCAAAAAGAAGGAATTCATTGCTACCCAGCGGCTGCCACGGATCCCAAGTTAAATACAGCAGGAGAATATGATGTATCGTTCCTTGCTAATCCTCATCGCCATATATTTCATTTCCGGGTGTCAATTGATGTGTTCTCAAACGACCGAGACATTGAGTTCATACAGTTTAAACGATGGCTCGAGTCGTTGTATAACGGTGCGAATACCGTTTTAGAATTAGATTTTAAATCCTGTGAGATGATGGCGGATGACCTATATATACAGATAGCTGACCGCTATCCCAATCGTGCTGTAGTAATTGAAGTATCCGAAGACGGCGAGAACGGATGCTGCATTAGTTATAACCTTACTCGTCCAACGCAATCAATTGTAATTTAAAGGAACTATCATGGGCAAGCCCCAACATCGTGTAAACCCTAGAGCCATTCAGGCATTTGAAGATTTATCACTCTATTTGGAATTCTGTGTTGATTATGGCTACAGATACAGAGAAGAAGATTTATACAACTTCAAGAGCTATGCTTGGCAACAATACAACAAGTTTACTCAAGGCAAAAACGCCAAGAACATGTGGGACGAAGACGGCCGCAGATTCTCAGGATATCGCCGTGCGTAAATTATTCTATATGGGCCTAGAAAGTTATGAGGCCCGCTACACTCTACAACTCACAGAATGGAATCGTCGTGTATTTGATCACCGCGGCTTAGATGTAGTTTATGTTCCAGGTACTACTATTGACAACACACAAAGTATCAGTGTAGGTCAAGTATTGGACGCACATGGGCGTAGTTTTTTTAGTATGAGCCAGATGATGAACCTAGTTCAAATGATGCGAAATGGAGAAGTCACAAATGAAGATGTTATCTACTTTGAAGACATGTTTCAACCCGGTATTGAGAGCTTACCTTACATTCTCGATCAAGTTGATCCTGCTCAGCGTCCTCGCATTTATGTTCGTTGTCTTGCTCAAGCCATTGATCCTGACGACTTCGTTCATGTTTGGGGTATGGCGGAGTGGATGTCAACGTATGAAAAGATGGTTAACCAATTTGTAACAGGTGTACTAGCTACTAATGAAGAAATGGTTGCCCATATGCGTATTGCAGGTTGGACTGCTCCTATCTACAATATTAGTGGACTAGCGTTTGGCAAACAGGAAGTTCTAGAACGAATAGGTGGGGCGGCAAATATCAAACCGTTTGACCAGCGTAAGATGCGTGTAGGATTTGCGGCCAGATTTGATCAAGAGAAGCAACCGGACTTCTACATGGATTTGATTGAAATGTATCACAATCAAGGACGTCACAAAGATATTGAGTTTGCCATATTCCAAGGCGGCCCATTACGTAGTAATAATGAAAAATATATCAACCGTGCTCGCCAGTTAGAAGCAGAAGGTAAACTTACCATTTATGAAAACTTAAAGAAAAATGATTACTATACTCTTGTTAACGATACTCGTGTATTGTTTAATTGCGCATTACAAGACTGGGTTTCTAACACCGTCTCAGAAGCTGATACTCTGGGTTGTAATGTTCTTTATCCTGCTTACAGAAGTTTTCCCGAGACTTTTGCTGATGATCCTAATCGTTTATATGTACCTTGGAGTATCGACGATGCATATCACAAGTTAGAAAACTTGCTACAAGCACCACATCACAACATGGGTTTAATTAGTGATTGGACCGACGGTACTATTGATCGTGTTGTGGACATATTAGAAGGCAACGGCGAACAATGGAATCGTGCAGGTAATCGGTATCGTGATCATGTAAGCCAAGCCAAGTATCACGTAAGAAAGATCGAAGAATGAAAGTAACAGTAACCGGAGCCGCTGGATATATCGGTGGTGAAACACTACTAAAGTTAGTAGATGCCGGGCACGACGTTTTAGCTATTGATCGAGAAATGCCACCAGGCCATTTGATTCCTGTTCCGTGCCAGTGGCACACCGGTGATTTTTCTGGTGAGCTAGGCTTAGATGCCATTAAAAGATTTTGCCCAGATGCTATTATTCATTGTGCTGGTACTAGCCTTGTTGGTCCTAGTATATTAAATCCAGAAGAATACTACGACAATAATTTTGTCAAGACCAAAATTTTGCTGGATTACCTGGTCAAAAATCACGATAAACGACCTAGATTTATTTTTAGTTCCAGTGCCGCAACCTACGGTAATCCCATTATGACTCCAGTACAAGAAATTGATCCAGCTGAGCCCATTAGTCCATATGGTCAAAGCAAACTGATGATTGACTGGATGTTACAAAGCTATCAAACAGCCTACGGATTAGACTTTGTATCATTCCGTTACTTTAATGCCTGTGGTGCTGATAGCCAAGCTCGACATGGCCAGTCTCCGGGTGCTACTCATATTATTGCCCGTGTATTAGAAAGCGTTAAAAATAATACTGACTTTACCTTGTATGGTGCCAATTATCCTACCGATGACGGAACCTGTATTCGAGATTATATCCATGTAGAGGATCTTGCCGAAGCACATATTTTAGCTATTGATTCTTCCATACCAAGTGACGTTTACAATCTTGGCACTAACGCTGGTAACAGTAATCTTGCAGTTGTACAATTGGCTTCACAGATAGTTGGCCAAGATATTCCAGTAGCACACGGACCTCAACGTAACGGTGATCCTGCTATACTTACTGCTGATGCTGGAAAATTTATGGGTACAAGTACATGGAAACCACAGTTTAATTTAGAAGACATGATCACCCACGCCTGGACCTGGTATAATAGATGAGCTTTGATAGCATATTAAAATTTGAAAAAGAATTAGCAGAATACACTGGCGCACCATACGCTGTCATGACCGATTGTTGCACTCATGCTATTGAGTTGTGTATGCGGTATGATCAGGTAAAAGAAACTTGTTTTACACCATTTACCTATTTGTCGGTACCGATGACCATGCACAAATTAGGCATTGATTACAATTACACAGACGAAGAATACCAGACTTGGGTAGGAGAATATCCATTCTTTGGCACACGTATTTGGGATAGTGCTCGTAGATTAGAACGTGGTATGTATCGCACAGGTACATTAACTTGCGTAAGTTTTGGTCGTAGTAAACCTTTAGAAATTGGTCGTGGTGGCGCTATTCTATTGGATGATGCACAGGCATACAAAACAATGTTGGCCCAACGCTACGATGGTAGAGATCTTGGCATTCGGCCTTGGCAGGCACAAGAAGTATTTCATGTAGGTTACCATTACAAGCCCACAACCGAAGAAGCAGAATTAGGAAGCCATTTGTTACAAATGGTTAATGAGGCTCCTAAATATGTAGAATATCCTGATTGCCGAAAGATTAAAATAATTGATTAAGCCGTAGACAAAAATCTAAATATCCCTTATAATAGTAACAAGACTGGTCATCCACGACCTTAATAACTCGGAGAAAAAATTGACAACATTTACGTCAGAAGATTTAAAAAACGCAATAACTAATTCTAAATTAGTGGAAGACGCACCATACCATCCTGGATATGAAGATGCGGTTATCGGTAATAAAGACTACAAAGAAGCTAACCTAGCGGATGCTATTCGATTTAATATGAAACGTGAAGGTAAACGCTTTTGGGCTGGCGATAACATCAGTGACTACTTGCACGAAGGTGACAAGGAAATTCTAATCAACGAAGCAACAGAAGCTTTTGAAAAAGTATTAGATACCTTATTAATTGATCGTGAGAACGATCCTAACTCAAAAGGCACGGCACGTCGTCTTGCTAAAATGTATTACAACGAAATTATGGGAGGTCGATATGATCCAGCACCAGATGCAACAGCTTTTCCAAATGATTCAGCGGATAGATATGAAGGTATGCTTATTGTTCGTAGCGAATTGCGTTCTATGTGCAGTCATCATCATCAACCTGTGTCTGGTGTCGCTTACATCGGAATCATCGCTGCCAACAAACTTATTGGCTTGTCTAAATATACTAGGATCGCTCAGTGGTGTGCTCGTCGTGGCACACTTCAAGAAGAACTATGTAACGACATCGCAAGAGAAATAATGCGAGCGACCGAAAGTGAAAATGTAGGTGTGTATATCCAAGCCACACATGGTTGTTGTGAGAATCGTGGCATTATGGCACACTCAAGCCTAACACAGACCACAGTATTAAAAGGAGCTTTCAACGCAGACCCGGGAACAAAGAAAGAGTTCATGGACAATATCAAACTACAACAGGACTTTGCACCAAGATGATCCAGCCCTTGAAAGATGATCTCATGGTGCAACAGCAGTTGCCGGCAGGATTAGACAATCTCCGTGGTGCTTGGCAACACATGGTGGCTGTGATCATGCTGAATCAGACCGGGCGTAAGCCTGTAAAAACCGTATTTCCTGTATTCATGGATCGCTGGTCGCATCCGCTTGAGTTACTGAAAGCCACCGAACAAGAAGTAAAAGATGTGATTTGGCCTCTGGGCATGGTCAATGTACGTTATAAAAGACTACGCAAGATGACAGAGGACTTTGTGACTTGGAACTGTGATGATGCCACCGAATTATATGGTATTGGCAAGTACGGTTCAGACAGCTATGAAATATTTTTCAAGAACAATTATGCCGTAGAGCCTACCGACAAAGAACTAAGACGCTATTTAGAAGAAGAAGTTTTTGTATCATAAAGGAGAAACACAATGAATAATGTAAGCATATTGGCCGCAGAGGCTATTGAACGGGCAAAAAATTTACAAGAATTTGCTGTATTCCGCGACATGGAAGATATTGTGTTTTGCGGTACACCAATCCCTTATACGCTTAATCATGTTATGGGTGAACAGGTAGAAATTACAGTGCCGGCAATCAGCCAGGACGAAGCTGAACAGCGTGTAAATGATTGGTTGCGTGGGCAAAGAGCTTAAAATTTTTTGTAAAAATCACCTATGACAACATTACTAGAAGCACAGCAGGCAGGTATAGCACCTTGGAACAATCAGATAAAAGACCGTCCGCTGGTTGCAGTATATTTGGACAAGTATCCGTGTACTCCAGGACATAGATTATATGTGCCCAAGAATGATCATCCCAACTGGATTGTGCAGGCCATGGAAGAAGCCCTATCTGACGGCAATCAAATGATCAAGTCGGGCGAGTGTAACGGATTTAACATTGGATTTAATTCAGGTGTAGCAGCCGGACAAACTGTAATGTATCCACATGTTCATCTTATTCCACGCAGAACAGGCGATGTAGAAGATCCTGTGGGCGGAGTACGCAATACTATACCCGGCAAAGGTAACTATCAAAAATGATCATTGAACTTATTGGAACATGGATAGTTATTGGATTTTTTAGTGCAATCGGTTGGGGCACTGCTCAAAAAACCGTGGTTGAACCCTATCTCAATCCAGCAATAGATCAAGTTATGCCTCCGACAAAACCTCAATCGCCTGCTGAACAAAAATAAATAATTTTATTAAGAAAGAGATATTATGAGCCAAAAACGCACATTTGTATTACAATTAAAAAACGATCAAGCTATTACACTTGAATTTTCATCAATAGAAGCTACTGGTGATCGACTATGGCAGATGTTTGCTACAACCGAAGCACTTGATACTGTGCAACAGTTAATCAACACAGGTGATGTCACTCAAACCAAGTCAGCTAGAAAAACAACACCAGAAAATTCTGTAGTCGCCAAAAAGAAAAAATAATATTCATTACCGGCCTTTCGGTGTCATCCCGGTTTATAAACTCTGCCATCTATGCTATAATCTAACATAGGAGAATACAATGGCAAAATATTATTCAACAAAACATTACGGACACAACATTGGACTGAGTGCGGTATTCCGTCAACCCAATGCTGATCATAGCCACTGTCATTTGTTGCATGGTTACAGTCTAGCGTTTACATTTACATTTGGCTGTGACACATTAGACGACAAAAACTGGGCGGTAGACTTTGGCGGACTCAAACCGCTCAAGGCCTGGTTAGAAGATAGTTTTGATCACAAGCTGGCTCTGGATCAACAAGATCCACACTTGGCCAAGTTCCAAGAACTGGCGGCATTGGACCTGGCAGAGATACGTATCTTTGATGGTGTGGGTGCAGAGAAGTTTGCCGAACATGCTTTCAACTTTGCTGATGCCCTGATTAGAGAAAAAACTAATAATCGTTGCTATTGCGTTAGGGTAGAATGTGCAGAACACGGTGCCAATAGTGCCATATATGAAGGTTAACTTTTATACACGCAATAAAGTACGCATATAAATATTTCTACAATGACAAACGAATACCGAATAGCCATATTATTACCCACACGAGGTCGCACAGCAGCATTATCTCGTAGTATCCAGAGCCTAGTCACTTTAGCAGAAGATGTTGACAGTATACAAATTATGCTAGGATTTGATAATGACGATGCCGTAGGCGTTGAATATTTTCAATCAGAACTACAACCGTGGCTAGATCAGCATCGTGTTAATTACACTGCTATGACATTTGAACCTATGGGGTATATACGTCTTAACGAATACGTTAACACCCTAGCAAAAAATTCATCTGCAGACTGGTTGGTCTTTTGGAATGATGATGCTTTGATGGAAACTCAAGATTGGGATCGTGAGATTGCTAGCTACACTGGAGAGTTTAAAATTTTAGCATTTAGGACCCACAACGATCATCCTTACAGCATTTTTCCTATAGTGCCGTGCGATTGGCTGACTGTGTTAGGGCATCTCAGTCCACACCAAATATCAGACGGCTGGATCAGCCAAGTTGCCTATTGTATAGATATCATGCAACGTATACCGGTACAGGTCAAACATGACCGTGCTGATCTTACTGGAAATAATCTAGATCAAACTTATAAAAATAGACCCATGCTTGAAGGCAATCCTAGCAGTCCACATGACTTTCATCATTACACATGGGCTGCTAAAAGGGCAAAAGACTGCGACACATTAACTGCCTACATGAAATCCAAAGGTCTAGATACTGATTGGTGGGAAAACATCAAGCAAAATAAACAAGACCCTTGGGAAAAATTACGCATTAATGATGTAAACGATCAAATGCGCCAATTTAGTATCGGTCGAGATGGCAGGTTAAAAGCATGACAAAATCTCTAGAACAACGTATTCGAGATTACTGGAACAACCAACCTTGCAATGTTCGCCACAGTAAAAATGCCCCGGGAAGTTTAGAATTTTTTCAAGACGTATCTGCTCGTCGATATCGCGTTGAGCCACATATTCCAGAATTTGCTGGCTTTTATCTTTGGCAAGGTCGACAAGTATTAGAAATTGGGCCTGGCATTGGATCAGATGCAGCTGAGTTTGCTCGCAATGGCGCGGATTACTATGGTATAGACTATTCAGATGAAAGTGTTAAATTAGCACAACAAAGATTCAAAGTTGAAGAACTCGAAGGTACATTTGTATGTGGTGACTCTAGTGATATCGAATCATACAGCACATTACCCAAGATGGACTTGGTGTATAGTTACGGAGTGATACATCATTTTCCAGCCATAGATCGTATTATTGATAATGTGTACAATATTCTCAAGCCCGGTGGTGAATTCCGTTTTATGGTCTATGCTAAAAATTCCTGGAAACAGGCCATGATTAACAAAGGGCTAGATCAGTTTGAAGCACAAGCCGGTTGTCCCTATGCTAAAAGTTATACCAAGGATGACATCACTGACTTGCTAGGGTCAAAATTTCAACTAGAAAGACTACGGCAAGATCATTGTTTCATGTACAATGTGGACGCATACAAGCAAGGTCGTTACGAATTGGAGCCATGGTTCGAAGCCATGCCCGAGGCCATGCGCGAAGCAGTCAAAGAATATCTTGGTTGGCACCTATTAGTTAAAGCTCGACGACTGTGAAAAAAATTGTATATGTAACTGGATGTTTAGGATTTATAGGAGTTCATGTTACCCAACAATGTTTAGAACGTGGATGGTATGTGCTTGGCATAGACAAAGGTACTTACGCCAGTAATTGGAATTTTTTAGAACAATTTAATAAAAATCCCAATTTCAAATTTATTAACTCAGACATCAATGACATTGATCGGTTGGTCGATTGCGACTATGTAATCAACACCGCTGCAGAAACACACGTGGATAATTCAATCATGAGTTCTGACGTGTTTATTCGTAGCAACATCAACGGTGTACATCATTTATTAGAGTTGATCAAACAACAACCTTTGTACAAGGCTCCAATATTTTTACATTTTAGCACCGACGAAGTCTACGGAGATATTGAAGCCGGAACTCATACCGAAACGGATTTACTCAAACCCAGTAATCCGTATTCGGCCTCAAAAGCGGCAGCCGATATGCTGATACTGGCCTGGGCTAGAACCTATGGTATCAAGTACGTCATAATTCGTCCAACCAACAATTACGGAATCGGACAGTACGTAGAAAAACTCATACCCAAAAGTATTAAATATCTTGAGCTAGGCAAGCCAATCGACTTACACAACCGAGGTAACCCTATACGCACTTGGCTACACGCCGGCGATACAGCCGCAGCAGTGCTGACTATCATTGATTCAGGTTGTAAAAACGAAATATTCAACATTAGTGGTAACACTGAGTTGCCCAACTGTGAAGTAATTAAAAAAATATTAAAATTGTATTACGGTGTCGACCATAACAGCGACTGGGAATCATTTACTATTCCTAGTGCAAGGCAAGGTCAGGATGTACGCTATGCCATTAATGATAACAAATTAAAACTATTAGGATGGCAACCACAGGCTCAGTTTGATCAGGAACTGGCAAATGTAGTTGAATACTATCGGAATAATTTTGTATGGTAAAAAACTATCTTATAGGTGCAGTTAGACCGGTAACTGATAATTGGATGGATCAAGCCAGTGCTAATTTATATTCTGATTATTCAGAAATGTATCAAATAAGTTTAGCTAGTTTTCAACACTTTGTTCAGGAACCATTTGAAACAATACTGTGGACTGACCCGGTGGCCAACAATGAAGAATATGCTCTAGCCAATTGGAAAGCCACTGTGGAACTTCGCAACAGCGGCCCGTGTAATATATTTTGGGCCGGTGCTGATACTATGATGGTACAACCTACTAGTCTTTTTTCAGATCGATTTTCAGAATACAGATTGTTTAACTTCACTGATCCTAAAAATCATAATGAATTTCCACGCTATTTTAACGACGACCTAATGTATTACCCACACACCACCAGCGATAACGTTTGGGACCTTGGTGAACAATGGTGGAACAACATAGAGAATCATCCAAACCGCAGTTGGGGTTTTGATCAGTTAAGACACAATGCCATGTTTTGGAGCCAAGACATTCCAGAATCGGACAGACTACATCCAGAAATGGCTTATCAGGCTATAAAGTTTCGCAGTTTAGATGCTAGTGTTTTAAGGCAACATGATCAATGGAATGGTATAAGCATCAATTCCGCACACATACTACATTTTCATGGCAGCCGAGGCAGCCAGGCAGTAATTGAAATTATGAAACAACTATCTAACCACCTTGGAATTAAAATATGAAACAAATATTGGAAGACATTAAAAAATACATTGACACTAAACACGCAGACAAGACCTGGGTAGCCGGTAAGGACTTTGTCAACTACGCAGGTCCGCATTTTGACTCGGACGAGTATGTGGCGGCTGCAGAAGCCTTGCTGAATGGCTGGCTAGTTATGGGCAACAAGAGCCTGCGTTTTGAACAAAAATTCCCCAAAGAATTTGGCAAGACTCGCGGAGTGCTAACTAACTCAGGTAGTAGTGCTAACCTGCTGATGATGACAGCAATGAAGTCCAAGCGTGGCTATAACTTTCCATCAGGCACTAAAGTATTGATGCCCATTGCAGGATTTCCAACCACACTTAATCCAACCTTACAAAATGGATTTGTGCCAGTGTTCTGCGATATTGAAATTGATACTTTAAACATTGATCTGGATCAGGCAGAACAGATATTGGCTAACGATCCTGACATTAAAATTATTACCTTTGCACATGTGTTGGGTAACCCACCTAACATGGACAAAATAATGGAACTGGTCAATCGACACAATTTAATCTTATTAGAAGATTGTTGTGACGGGCTGGGTACTAATTATGATGGAAAGCCATTGGGCAGTTTTGGTCTAATGGCCAGTTGCAGTTTTTATCCAGCACACCACATGACCATGGGTGAAGGTGGTTTTGTAGCCATGAATGATCCACAGCAAGAAATCATTGTGCGTAGTCTACGTGAATGGGGACGTGGCTGTTATTGTGTGGGGCCCGAGGCCAACAAGTTAAAATGTGGTACTTGTGGCAAGCGATTCAATGAGTGGATTCCCGAAATGCCAGATCAGATTTTTGATCACAAGTATGTGTATGACGAAATTGGGTATAACTTAAAACCCATCGAACTACAAGCGGCCATGGGACTTGAGCAACTTAAAAAATTGCCAGAAATACATGCTTTGCGCCAACGCAATTACAATCTATTGTTTGCTATCTACGAAAAGTACGAAGAGTTTTTCCACTTGCCACGTGCTAGAGACAAAGCCGATGTTAGTTGGTTTGCGTTTCCATTGACCATACGTGCGGATGCTCCGTTCTCCCGAATGGACATTGTTGACTATCTTGAAGAGAACTTGATACAGACACGCCCGTACTTTGCTGGTAATATCATGTTGCAACCTGCATATAGTCATTTAATGAATCCTGAAGATGCACGTGACAACTATCCAGTGGCCACATTTACAATGAAGAACACTTACTTCCATGGCTGTAGCCCAGTTATCACGCCTGAACAGATTGCCTACATCGGAGAGAAGGTTGATGGATTTATGAGTTTATATCTATGAACAAACAAGATCTAATTGACTTTGAAACAGATATAGGTGAAACATTTAATCGTGGAGAAATTCGTGCTCCTATACATCTATATGCTGGCAGTGAAGATCAGATCATGCAAGTGTTTGAACACATTGACGTCAAGAAAGATTGGATCTGTTGTACCTGGCGTAATCATTATCAAGCACTGTTAAAAGGTATTCCACCTGAAGTAATTAAAGAACGCATCATGGCTGGTAAAAGCATGGTTATGAATCTTCCAGAATACAAATTTATATGTTCAAGTATTGTAGGAGGCATTCCGAGCATTGCCACAGGACTGGCACTTGCTGCAAAACTTCGTGACACAGATGAACATGTATGGTGTTGGTCCGGAGATATGAGTGCCGAAACAGGTGCCTGGGCCGAAGCCTACAAATATTCTCGAGCACAAGACTTACCAATTACATTTATTGTTGAAGACAATGAACTAAGCGTATTGACTCCTACGCACGAAATGTGGGGCCCTGATAAGTGGTATCTTCCTGTACAAAACAAAGTTTGGTATGAAGATAAACATTTAATCTATTACAAATATAAAAATACAAAATATCCACATGCTGGCGCCGGAATAAGGGTGCAATTTTAATGACCACACAACTGTATAATCAACAACTCAAAGCGGCAATGAATTGGATCGGTGCACAAGATCGTGTTATGATCCTCGGTCAAGCTGTTTGCTATGCTGGTACCGGCTGTTATGAAAGCATTACAGAAGTGTCTGATGATAAAAAAATGGAATTTCCTGTAGCAGAGAACTTTCAAATTGGTGTAAGCACAGGAATGGCAATCAATGGCATGGTGCCTGTTAGTGTTGTCCCAAGATGGAATTTTTTATTAAATGCTACAGATCAAATTGTTAATCATCTTGATAAAATGGAATCAATGAGTGACGGACGTTGTAGACCCAAAGTCATTATTCGTGTGGCCAAGGGCAGTGAAAATCCCGTTGACCCTCAAGATCAACACAAAGGCAATTTTGCAGACGCATTTAGATTAATGTGTAAAAATATTGACATTGTAGAGTTATACCAACCAGAAGATATTCTTCCAGCATATCAATCAGCCTACACTAGTAACCGTAGTACAATTTTAGTTGAATTTCCAGATTACGGTAAATGAGAATATTATTAACGGGTGGCACTGGATTTATTGGAGGCTACCTTAAACAACATCTCAAACACGATGTTATTGCACCCGCTTCAAAAGAAATTAATCTTTTAGATTTAAATTCAGTAACCAAGTTTTTAAAATCACAACAATTTGATGCTGTGGTACATTGTGCTGTGGTAGGCAGAGAAAGTGTGTATGCTATAGATCCCAAGATCGAAGAAAATAATCTGAGGATGTTTTATAATTTAGCTGTCAATAAAACATATTACGATAAGTTTATTAATTTTGGCAGTGGTGCAGAGTTTGATATTGACACTGATATTTGTGAAGCGTCCGAGGAAGAAATTTGGACCAGGAATCCCAATCATAGCTATGGGCGTAGTAAAAACGTCATAGCCAAGTTTGCACAAACCATGCCAAATTTTTACAATCTACGAATCTTTGGTTGTTTTGATAGCAGTGAAGGCAACACCCGCCTGTTACAATTGTTTACTAAAAAATGCCAACTCAACGAATCATTGTTGATTTCTAAAGACCGTTTGTTTGATATGATCAGTGCTCAGGACCTATTAACTGTGGTCGAAGCCGTTTTGGCTAAACAAATACATGACAACGACCTAAATATAGTGTATAATAAAAAATATTATCTTAGTGAGATCGTAAAAATGTATGCACAGTTACACCATCTAGACAGCAAGTTGATTCAAGTGTCTGGGCACGACACAAACTCATACACCGGTAACGGAACCCGACTGAATCAGTATCAACTACCGTTATTGGGTTTAGAACAATCTCTTAAAATTTACAACACATGAAAAAAATCTACTATTCCTGGCAAGATGTTGAATGTCAAACACAAGAAATCCTACGTCAACTACAACGTGATGCATGGATACCCGATTATGTAGTAGGTCTTACCCGTGGCGGATTGGTTCCAGCTAACCTTATTAGTCAATATCTAGCAGTTCCAATGGAAACGCTCAAAGTAAGCCTGCGTGATGATAACAGTCAGCCCGAAAGCAACTTGTGGATGGCCGAGGATGCTTACAATGGTAAAAAGATCCTTATTGTAGACGACATTAACGATTCAGGTGCTACTTTAAACTGGATCAAACAAGATTGGCAAGATAACTGTTTGCCCGAAGCCGACCGCTGGTTTAAGTTATGGGGCGACCATGTACGTGTTGCTGTGTTGGTAGATAACGAAGCAAGCGCCAGCGAATTAAATATCAATTACAATGCTGTTGACCTAAATAAAGCTGAGGAGGATTGCTGGGTTGTGTTTCCTTGGGAGGATTGGTGGAAATGAAAATACATTATAGAGAACCTACTGTAGTAGAACAGATGAATAATGCCATTAAGGTCAGCGACGAAGCTAATAGAAAACCCATTGATTATTTTGAATTAACCAGCCAGGAGCTGAATTCTAACTACAGCAATTTTGATAAAACTACGGGCAAGGACAATACAACTGCCTATTCATACAAGGGCGTTGCAATAAAGGTTAAAGAATGAAAATTAAAGTCAGCGAATTATTTTATAGTCTTCAAGGAGAAGGTCGATTTGTTGGGGTACCCAGCGTGTTCTTAAGAACATATGGTTGCAATTTTACGTGTAGTTCGTTTGGGTGCAAGCCAGGCGAAAAGTCAACAGGTGCAGATGAGGTGGCAGAAGTAGTTCACTTGTATGATAAGTTTACAGATTTGCCATTGGTGGAAACCGGATGCGATAGTTATGCAAGTTGGCATCCAGCATTCAAGCATCTAAGTCCTAACATGCCAACAGAAGATCTAGTTGCCAACATGTTGTTGTTGACTCCCAACAACCATTGGATGCAAAACAACGGTAATGATGTACACTTGGTTATTACAGGTGGTGAGCCTTTGCTGGGCTGGCAACGTGCTTACGAAGAATTGCTAAGTCATCCTGACATGGCCGACCTCAAGAACATCACATTTGAAACGAACGGCACTCAAGCACTACAAGACGGTTTCAAACATTATGCTTATAACAGACATTTGCTTAACGGCACAGAGTTTACATTCAGTGTGAGTGCTAAATTAAGTGCGTCTGGCGAGAAAGCCGAAGATGCTATTTGCCCTGACATTGTCAAAAGCTACCAAGATTTAAATGTTGGGCCTGTGTATCTTAAGTTTGTAGTTGAAACTGAAGAACACGTCAACGAAGCGGTGCAAGCTGTAGATCAGTATCGTGCGGCAGGATTTACAGGGCTAGTCTATCTAATGCCACAAGGCGGTGTTGTTGATCCATATGAATCAAACAAGTTAAACATTGCCAACATCTGCTGTGAACGTGGATTTAACTATAGCCCACGCTTGCATGTGGACTTGTGGGGCAACGGCTGGGGCAAATGATGGGTGCCGGTTACTATTCTCCTGGTGTAGATGCTTACGATCACTTTTATCATAAAGCATTTTGGCGACTAAGATTTTTATGGTGGCCTAAACGTAGTGACATAACAGGACATTGGTTATGGTTACGCCAAGCGTACGAAGGTACGGCAATGTATCATGGGCCAGGCGAAGCTGTGTTTGAGTTTAGATATCACGAGCCCAAAGAACATTTAATATGGAATTTAAAGAAATGAAATTACAAGATCGTATCACCGCCTGGATTCGAGACTATGCCGCCACAGCTGGTATGCGCAGTTTAGTAGTTGGTATCAGCGGTGGTATTGATAGTGCTGTAGTCAGCGCACTCTGCGCTAGAACTGGCTTGCACACAGTAGCAGTAACTATGCCTATTCGTCAACGTCCAGACTTACACGATCTCAGTATGCAACAAGGTGTTTGGCTGACACAAAACTTTGACAATGTGCGCCACGACATCATTGATTTAACTTCAACATTTGATGAGTTTGAAGGCCGATTGGCTACCTACAACAGTTTGTTGGGGTTTGCCAACAGTCGTAGTCGACTACGCATGGTTACCCTGTATCAAATTGCTCAAACAGTTGGTGGTCTTGTGGTAGGCACTGGCAACAAGGTAGAAGACTTTGGTGTGGGATTTTATACCAAGTACGGTGATGGTGGGGTGGACATCAGTCCCATTGCTGACTGTTACAAAACAGAAGTATGGCAAATGGGCCGTGAACTAGGTGTGTTACAAGATATTATCAATGCGGCACCCACAGATGGCTTATGGGATGATGGGCGTACCGATGAAGATCAACTGGGTATGAGCTATGCTGATTTAGAAGTTGCTATGCGTATGGATCTAGGTGAAATTAAATCCGCTGTGCCAGAACTTGTGGCTAACTTGGAAAAATTTCGTACTATACAAGCCCGTAGTTTGCACAAAATGAATCCTATTCCTGTATTTAAAAAATAATAGGATTTGTTGGTATTGGTATAAATATATGTATGAATACCACATACCAACCTTACACTTATTTGATCGGATGGCAAGAACAACAAAAATACTACTATGGCGTAAGATACGCTAAAAATTGTTCTCCTGGAGATTTCTGGACCAAATATTTTACCTCATCTCCTGCTGTTTTGGCTATGCGGTTAAAGCACGGAGACCCAGATATTATACAAATTAGAAAAACTTTCTCAACTAAAGAACAAGCAAGGCAGTGGGAAACACGAGTATTAACCAAAATGAAAGTTGTTGTTCGTGAAGATTTTCTTAACAAAAACGATGCTCCTGCACCTCCAATTAATGATCGAGTTATGTCATCTGAAACCAAGGCAAAAATTAGTTCGGTTCATAAAGGAAAACCAAAATCAGAAGCACATAAACAAAAAATTAGAGAGGCCAGAGCACAGCAAGTAAATACTAGGAAGGGTATTCCAACATCTAAAGAAACAAAGCAAAAACTTAGAGAAGCAAACTTAGGAAAAACATATTCAGAAGATGTTAATTCTAAAAAAGGTCAAAAAAAGGAATTGCATTGGACTTACGGAAAACCAAGAGCAGAAGAAACAAAGCAAAAACTTAGAGAAGCAAATTTAGGAAAAGTTTTGTCAGAAGAAACAAAACAAAAAATGCGTGGGCCAAGATTAAAATTAAAGGATATTGAATGAAAAAATGTAAGGTGGGATTCATCGGAATTGGAAAATTAGGATTAGACTGTGCCGAAGTATTTGCTGAAAAGCACGAAGTACGCGGTTACGACATTTACCCACGCACTAGCGATTCAGTAAAAGTATGCAGTATCAAAGAGCTTGTTGAAGAAAGCGAATGGATTTTTATTGCTGTTCCCACTCCACACGCCGAAGGTTACGATGGAAGTGTTCCGTCAAGTCATATGACTCCCCGAGACTTTGGGCATGATGCTGTTATTGATGCTATTACTAAAGTGAATCAATATGCTACTAGCCCCAAAAAAGTAGTATTGATTAGTACAGTACTACCTGGAACAACTCGCAACAAGTTTGTTCCACTACTAGATACTAAACACCAATTTGTTTACAATCCTTATTTAATTGCTATGGGTTCAGTTAAGTGGGACATGGTCAACCCTGAGATGATTATGTTGGGCACAGTGGATGGTAGTTTAACTGGCGTAGCTGGTGAACTTAAAGACTTGTACAAAACTATCATGCAAAACAATCCACGCTACGAAGTCGGCACATGGGATGAGTGCGAAGCTATTAAGATTTTCTACAACACATTTATCAGTGCCAAGGTCGGCCTAGTTAACATGGTACAAGACTTTGCTATGAAGATTGGCAACATCAACGTTGACGTTGTTACAGATGCCCTGGCCAAGAGCACAATGCGTATCATGGGTCCCAAATACATGACAGCAGGCATGGGTGATGCAGGTGCTTGCCATCCTAGAGATAACATTGCCTTGCGTTGGTTAGCTGAAGAGTATGATATTGGTTACGACTTGTTTGACACTGTCATGCATGCTAGAGAAATTCAAGCAAAGAACTTGGCCTTGTTCCTAGTTGAGCAGGCCAAGAAACACAACTTGCCTGTGGTCATTCACGGTAAAGCCTACAAGCCAGATGTTGAATACTGCATCGGTAGTTATAGCACATTGGTTGGATTCTATGTAGCCGAGGCTGGGCATAGTGTCAGCTATGTTGATCCACTTGCTGATAATTGCGACGATGTAGTTGTTACTGTAGATCACCCAGCAGTGTTTTTATGGGCACACAATCGTAAGATCACATACGAGTATACCGGTGACCAACTAGATACACAACCGTATTGTACAATCTTACCAGGAAGTGTTATTGTTGACCCATGGCGCAAATTACCCGTTGACATGCAGGATATAACTGTAGTACACTATGGTAATACTCGATAGGAAACCATGCTAAAAATATTTGACATCTTTAAAAAGAAAAAGGCCATTGCCGCCGAGCAACCAACGGCTCCACAAAAAACGGAGAAAGAGATTGCTAACGAAAAAGGCGAGCCTTATGTCAATATTGTTAGCATGGAGATTGACCCCGAAAACATACAAGCTGGCGCATTTGAACTAGACTGGAACGATAAGTTTGTAGCTAATCTAGTTCGTGCTGGCTACCAAATGGATTCTAAAGACACAGATGCTGATATTGTAGACCGTTGGTTTACAGCAGTATGTCGCAATGTGGTTTTGGAAACTTACGAGCAGTACGAAGCTATGAATCCCGAACGTGACCGTGTGGTAAAAACTCGCAACATTGGTGATGGCAGATCTGAAGTATCATGATGCTATATGTCAACGGTGACAGTCACACTGCTGGTGCCGAGGCTGTAAATCCTCATGCATTTGCCGAAGACGATCCTGCCTTATTTTATCTAGGTCGTGCGCCGCACCCGGACAATCTTGCAGTCAGTTGGGGCAAGATATTAAGTTTGGCACTTAGATCGGGTCTTCGATGTGATGCTGAGAGTGCTAGTAGTAACGCTCGTATCATAAGAACTACACGTAACTGGTTAGCCGGCGGCGGCAATGCCCATCCAGATCAGTTGGTCATCATACAATGGTCAACTTGGGAACGAGAAGAATGGTTGCATAACGAAACTTATTACCAAGTTGGTGCCAGCGGAATTGATCATGTTCCACAGGATTTGCAAGAAACGTATAGAAACTACGTGCTTGGTACTGATTGGAAAATCAAAACTGAACAGGCACATGAAGAAATTTGGCAGTTTCATGCCGAATTGAAAAACCAAGATATTAAACATATTTTTTTCAATGGCAATAATGATTTTAGTAACATCACCGATCAAAAAAATTGGGGAGTTAATTACATTGGCCCGTATAATCCCGCTCAAACGTATGATGCTATTATCCGATCAACCGGCATAGAAACAGTCATGCCCAACTCATGGCATTTTGGACGAGATGGCCACTCAAGTTTTGCTCGTTTTATTCTCAATTACATCATGTCCAATAAGTTTGTCTAATGAATCTTAATACTTATTGTTCATTACCGTTTTCAGGTTTTGATAACAGAACCTCATCCGCATGTTGTTGGTTGAAATTAGATGAGAAAGTAAATTCATTTGCAGAAATGCAACAATCTACAGAAATACATGAATTACAACAAACATTATTGTCAGGAGTTAGACACTCTAAATGTGGTGCATGCTGGGAAAGTGAAGATTTCAATATTATAAGTATGCGTCAAACAGTTTTATTAAACAAAAATGAAGACGAAATTATTAAAGAAATCACGCATAAGAAATTAAAATATCTAGTTATTGATAGCGGAAATGTTTGTAATCTTGCATGCCGTACGTGCGGGCCATCGGCAAGTTCAGGCCTTATAAAAGAATTTAGAGTAAGGTATGGGCAAGATTATTACCGTATAAAAAAAACAAAAATTGATTCTCTGCTAGAAGAGGATTACAGTGACTTAATTCGCATAGATATTCTAGGGGGTGAACCTTTTCAAAATTTAGATCATTTAATGGTGCTTGAAAAAATTATTACTAATGGTAATAGTAAAAATATTACGCTTAGTTATACTACTAATGCTACTACAAAATTATCACCGCAGATTTACAATTTATTCTCCAACTTTAAAAAAGTAAATTTAATAGTATCAATTGATGCTACTCATATGCAATTTGAATATATTCGAACCAATGGTATATGGAATGATGTTGTTAGTAATATTAATGAATGGCGTTCTAAGTTTTACAATATTAGATTGTCCGGTCACCCAACTATTAGTGCATTGAATGTTTTGTATCTTGATGAATTGTATACATGGTACCAAGCTAACAATATAGATTATAATTTTGTTATGGGTGCTAACATTCCTGAATATTCGTTTTCTTTATTCACAGACAACCAAAAAAGTCTAATTATCAGTAAATTATCTAACTCAATGTTTAACATGGCTCAGATTAAAGATCATGTACGCTCATCAAACTATGATTCTAGCCTACTAAGTAAATTTTATGAATCTACTAATTTTACCAAATCTTTTAAAGGTCTTGATATTGAGGAGTATCTTCCACGGTTAACTGAATTATTAAAAAAATAGTTGACTAAAAAATTTATTTTTGCTATACTTATAGCATGAAATATGTACTTATAGATACTGCCAATTTATTCTTTCGTGCCAGACATGGTGCTTTTCGTGCCTCAGATACTTGGGAAAAAGTTGGCTTTGCACTACACGTTACCCTGATGGCTGCCAACAAAATGGCCCGTAGATTTGAAGCGGATCATGTGGTTTTTGCCTTAGAAGGGCGCAGTTGGCGCAAGGATCACTATAAGCCTTATAAAGCTAATCGCGCTGTAGCTAGACAAGCCCTAACAGAGGCAGAGCAAGAAGAAGATAAAATGTTCTGGGAAACCTATGACAATTTGACTAAATACTTGAGTGAGAGGACCAACTGTAGTGTACTACGTTGTCCAACCGCAGAAGGTGACGATATCATAGCTCGCTGGATTGCTTTACATCCCCAAGACCAACATGTGGTAATTTCAAGCGACACCGACTTTGTACAATTGCTTGCTCCCAATGTAACACAATACAATGGCATTACAGATGAATTACACACCATAGAAGGGATCTTTGATGCCAAAGGTAAACCAGTTATTGACAAGAAAACAAAAGAGCCTAAGACAATTCCTGATCCGCAGTGGCTTCTCTTCGAGAAGTGTATGCGCGGTGACAGCTCAGATAATGTGTTCTCGGCATTCCCTGGCGTTCGGACGAAAGGCACTAAAAACAAAGTTGGCCTTCAGGAAGCGTATTCAGACAAGAATCGAAAAGGCTATAACTGGAACAACATGATGTTGCAACGATGGACTGATCCAGATGGTGCGGAGCATAGAGTATTGGATGACTACGAACGCAACAGAACGCTGATTGATTTAACAGCACAGCCTGAAGAAATTAAGGCAACAGTAGATGCCGCCATACGCGAGCAGATTAGTCACAAAGACATAGGACAAGTGGGTGTACGATTTATGCAATTCTGTGGCAAGTATGAATTGAACAAGTGTAGTGAAAGTGCAGACAGTTTTGGACGTTGGTTAAACGAAACCTATAAAGGTGTATTGAATGGCTAAAGATTTATTTTGGATTACAGTAGCATCTAGTAGTGTTATTGTACTTGCGTTATTGGTATCAGCGTTCTGGCCTGGTAGTAAAGGCAATGTAGTTGTTGTAAAATACGATTGCAGTCAACTCATAGGTGGCTGGCATCCTGATATACCTCTTAGAGTTCAGGAACAATGTAGAAAAAGGGAGTTAGACAAATGAGCTTAATAGCACTGCCGGTGGTAGATAAACAGTATTGGATTTTGAAAGAAAACGATCGCAAGGTCGGCAATGTGGAAGCCTGTGCTGGCGGATACCAAGTCAAGATCAATGATCAGATTGTACAATTTAAAACAATCAAATTAGCAGCTCGAACTGCAAATATTGAATTTGAACCGGCGACTAAAATTGTCAAGCCCAAAACAAACATAGATCAGATCTACGGCTACGCTGTCACAGGTCGAGTGTACAATCCCATGTGGAATGTTGCACAACAATTGCCTGTGTATACCAAAACTAGCAAAAGCAAAAGTTGGTTTGCCGCTGGTTGGTATAATGTCAAAAAGGGTCGCAAATGGAAAGAGATACTTGCACCCAAGTTAATTACACTACAGAGATATCCTTATCAAGGGCCATTTTATACTCAAGAGGAAGCTGATACTAATGACTGAAATGACAAATCCATTTTTAGACCAAGCACGATTTATGCAACTATGCGGACAATCTGTAGCTACTGAAAACGTTGATCAATACGCACTATACTTAAATTTAATTAAAGAAGAAGTTCAAGAGTTAGAAGACTCAAAAACCCGCACAGACGATCTTGATGCCTTGATTGATATTCTTGTGGTTACAATTGGAGCCATCCACAGCGCCGGCTTCGATGGAGAAGCTGCATGGAAGGAAGTAATGCGTACTAACTTTGCCAAGATTGATCCTGTCACTGGCAAGATTCGCAAGCGTGGCGATGGAAAAATTCTTAAACCCGAGGGGTGGACTCCTCCCAATCTAGAACCATTTGCACGACTTCCCGAATGAGCCTACACTTACAAAAGTTTGTTGATCGAGTGCGTGGACACGAAGCTCGTGGGTCAAAGGACTTTATTATGACTCTAGCTGAGGCCAAAGATATGCATGCTGATATCACTAGACTACTGTTAGAACTGCACGATCTACGTGAACAGGTTAGTAAACCACAAACAGAAGAAGTAATAACAGTGCAAGTAGGTGGCGGCTCATTCTAAATATACCTATATTTCTAGATAAATAAAACATAGGAATATAATGCTATGAGCCGACCAAAACCCAGCGTATTAATCGAACACACTAACAAATCTACCTACAAGACCGAACAAGTTTTGGCCAGCGAAGGTGTATGGGCTGTGTTTTTTGAATCCAAACCTATCAATTTAAAAACATCAAACATGTTGGTGCAATATCCTGGCCCCAAGTATAAAAAAGTTTCATTCAGTAATCCTGGGCATGCTAAAAACTTAGCCCGTAAGCTCAACACACAATTTAAAACTGACAAGTTCACAGTAGTGTTACTACGTGCTGGTGATCAGATATATCCATAATGTGCGCGATAAAAAGAAACTTACTCAAGAACTTGTAGGCCTATTACCCGAGGCTCAACGCATGAGCCCGGCCTCAGCATTCAGCGCATGGTGGTACAACTTACGCAGTACCGGAGGTCTTAGATTGACCACTCTAGGGTACATAATCTTTGTTGACTATCTTGATCTTGCACAATACGAATTCCGTATCGAAGATGCACACGAATTTAATCTACGCACTGTAATTGCCTTAGATCGACAACTGGAATTGCCTTACTATATTGTGATTAAAAAAGGTGTACCGGTTAGTGTGATATTTTTTGGCAGTAAAGAAGCCATGTTGGTTAACTTGTACGGCAATTTACAAAAGTTTCTTGACAACTATCAAACATAGTGTTATACTAAATACTCAATATGGGCGTGATCGTAATAAGTTTCAAGATGTTCACGCAAAAGGTAATCCTAAGATTGACGGTAAGAATGTTAAAGGGTATAATTAAAGAATTCGTTGAAGGTAGAAGTATGGCGATCAAGACTCGGGTGCAACTCCCGACATCTCCACCGGAGAGTATTAGATAGTATTCTGCGGTGGGGATGAATTAGAATCGATTGGCGCTAAAGGGCTACTGGAGGATCGGCAATGTAGAAGCCGTTAGGATTGGGACTACTCAGTCGAAGACACAAAAACTTTAAATGCAAACGCATCTAAAGGCGAAGTAACTGTAACTGGTAAGAATGTTAAATTCTCTGCTCGCACAGCACAACGCCAACCATTAGCAGTTTAATCACTGCTTAGGGGAATTATCCCTCGTAACAGAAAATAGTAGAACCCGCTTCGGCGGGTTTCTTTTTATGCGTTGCTAACTCCTAAAAGTACCAAGAAAGTCTGCAAAAATTGCTAACCACTAGTAGTAACCACTAAATATTTGTCTAGGTTCACAGATCAGTGAACTTTCTTTTAAAAGGAAATATTAGAATGAAAAAAGTAATCTTAACAGTAGCATTAACTGTAGCCGCCGGGGTTGCAAGCGCCGCTGATGTTGGTGTGTATGGTGGTCGCAATATGGGTTCCGAAAACAATCTGGTTGGTATTTCAGTTGGACAGTCTTTTGGAAAAATTGGTGTTCAAGCCACAGCCGATCGTAGCACAACTCAGCGTACCGATGTAAATCGTTACACTGCTAGTGCCAGCTATGATGTAATTAAATTAGGTCCAGTACAAACTAATGTTCGTGCAGGCGTTGCTTTTGTCGATCCACAAAGTGCAAAAGCATCCAATGGCGGTGCTGGTTTTATAGGTGCCGGTATTGCATACCCAGTTACATCTAAAGTTAATTTAGTTGCTGATTATGCATATCAAAAAGGTAACAACATTACTAAAGCATACGATGGTAACATTGTAACTGCCGGTGTCAAGTACTCATTCTAATAGTTAATTAGAGTTCACAAAAAAGCCTCCTAAGGAGGCTTTTTTTATTGATTAAACCTTGTTAGGTTTTAGATTTGAAAATTGTATTTTTTTGTATTCGTATGACTCGGGGCAAAATTTACATTGCGGAATAGGGTCATCTAGTGTACGGAAAAATTCTTCACCGCGTTCATCAAATTCATCTATACTCAACCCACGATAACTATGTATCAGTGCTCTGTCTTCATCCGATACATCAAATGGATACTGTTGATCAAACTGTTGCATTAACGGTGCCGGTCCACATTTATGAATTTTTCCATCAATGAAATGATAATTTTTCCACTGTACAAACCCACAATTGCTGTGTGCTTTTAATGGATCACTATTATATAATTTAAATTCACCGTTAGGACCTTCTATAATGTTGCTTTGATTAAAGTGATCACTAATCCATACATGAACTTCAACTCTATTAGCATCAATAAATTGAAATGTAGACCCAATGGGTGAATTTAAATCGTTAGTTTCTTTTATAGGATGCACCAGATAATTTCTAATACGAGTAAAAATTGCATCTCGATCATCAAGCGAATGTAAACTAATTCCTATCCAAGCCCCGATTGCCTTGCACGAGTCGTACAATCCTGGAACTAAATCAATCCTGGTACCGTTTGATTGTATTTGTGGTGCATAGTGATCTGGCCACAAGAGACGTATTCCTTCAATCCATTTAGTGATTGAAGGATTGAGTAGTGGTTCTCCGCCAAGAACCACTGGCTTAATAATATCAATTTTTTCCGCCCACTTTTTAAAAATTGGTTCGTAATCTTCCCATTTTTCCCATCCAGCAAATTTATAATTATTGTATCTATTGCAACCGGAGCAGGTTAAATTACATACATTTGTGATATAAAATTCTAGTTTATTAATGATTATTCGTTGTGTCATAGTGTTTGTTTGTTTACAGGAGGTTTCCACGATCCGCAAGTATTTACACAAGTATACAATCTGCCTTCTGCAATGCTTGGCATATCCCATGTGTGTTCAACACTATCAAACCATTTAATACAATCTTCCAATGACGATTCCAAGGCATTATTTCCTTGCACTAAAAGTTTTAATTGTTCATTGCCTGCGTGGTGCATGGTCTTTGGATAATAGCCAAGATAACAACATGGATATATTTCTCCATTTGCAGCAATATATAATTCTTGATTTCGTTTATGATTACACCCAATATTCAGTGGAGTGATGTCTTTTGATGATTTAAATGTTTTTGCATCAAACCAAGTGATATGACTTTGTATCATGGAGATAATATCAGGCTCTATAGCAGTGTTGGGCCATGGTTCACCAAGCCAATGACTAAAATCCCCAGTACGACTATAAACTGGTCCATTGTTTCTTCCATCACTAATGTTATCAAAATATTTAAATCCTAATTCTTTGGCCAATTCTCTACACTCTTTTTCTTGATGTTGATTATGGGTAAATGGAATAAATCTCCAAATTGCAGTGCCGCCGGCGGCAATAAATGCTGTAGCATTTTTAATTACCGTATTCCAATCCGTATCCTGACGATAGAGAGAGTGCGTGTCTGCTAAGCCATCCAATGCAAATCCCACTTTGACTCCTGGCAGTGCTAACCGTGCCCACCAATCTGGAGTTCTCATGCTACCATTGGTGTAAATATTAACATTACAGTTATTATCAACTAGGTACCGAACAATCTCAATTCCGTCTTTGGCCAGTCCAAAATCTCCCAAATTACCATTAAACAACACATGGTCGATTTGCTTTAAAAAATCTGGTTTCAATATTTTTTTAATATCTTCTAAAGACAACTCAGTTATTGGATATCCGCTATTGTACTCAAGCCCCCGATAATTACGCATGCACATGGGGCATCGAGAGTTACAACGAGTAGTAAGTTCAATTTGAAGTCGAGTAATTTCGTGGAGTTTAAGCATGGAATATTTATGTACTATACTGGTTGACAAAGTATAAATACCCTTGTATAATACTTGCTATGATGAATAATAACTTGCATCTTTCTTTGTCAACCCTACTCATTATTGGGCAATCCAATCTGTGGCCAGTGGTCTGCGAAGATGGTGCAAGGGGTTCTGAATAGAATAAGTTTTAAATCGTATTTAAGAACCCTGGACTTAACACTCCGGGGTTTTTTATTTAGAGGAAAGGATAACATGACAGATTTTACAAAATTAAACGATCGTATTGTGAGACAGGCTTGGGAATTTAGTAATTTAACACTGAGTGAAGAACTCAAGACCAAACTGTTTCAAGATAAGATTCGTAGGGCTGCAGACATGATTCAGGCTCGTGACCAAAGTCCGCTATATTTTAAAGTTAAAGATTAATGTATTATGGTGAAGTGGCCGAGTGGTCCAAGGCAAGTGACTGCAAATCTCTACAATCGTTGGTTCGAATCCAACCTTCACCTCCAGGTCGGTCTGGTATAATGGCATTACAGCGGTCTCCAAAACCGTTAATTGAGGTTCGATTCCTTAGACCGGCGCCAATCACAAAGAAAGGAGGCACATATGCCTAGTGTATTTTTAGTAAGCGATACTCACTTTGGTCACAAAGGTGTGTGCCACTTCACCCGTAATGATGGTGTAACCAAGTTGCGTCCATTTGACACTCCGGAAGAAATGGACGAGTTTATGGTCGAAGCGTGGAACAACCGTGTTCGCCCTAATGACAAAGTGTATCACTTGGGTGATGTGGTTATCAACCGCCGGGCTTTGCCTATCTTGAACAGGCTCAACGGTGACAAAGTTCTTATACGTGGCAACCATGATATCTTTAAAGACGAGGACTACACTCCTTACTTTAGAAGTCTACGTGGATACCATGTTATGAACGGAATGATACTTAGTCACATTCCGGTTCACCCAGAAAGCTTAGGACGTTTTGGAGTCAATATTCACGGACATACTCACGCAAATCGCGTAAAGAAAATTCGTGGAGTAAACGTCAAGACCGGAGAACTTCTTTACAGTGATGAGAACGATGTGCGCTACCACTGTGTTTGTGTTGAGCAAACTGATTTTGCTCCAATACTGTTCGAAGATGTAATTAAACGGATCGAAGCAGAAGGTGGTGTAATAGGTTTTCAAAACGGTAATGGTACCACACAAGTAACAATGTAAAAATTAGCCCTGGTAGACAAACAGGTAAAGTCACCGGTCCAAGAAATCGGAATGTGGAGGTCCGAATCCTCCCCAGGGTACCATGCTAACGGTCAACACACAAATTTTTATAACGAATGGAAACATTGAGACAAGCGGAATTGATCTATAAATATGGGCATGAACAGTGTCTATACTATTTTTTCTCCAGGAAGAACCGGAAGTCATATTATACTAGAGATGTTAGCAGGTACTCCGTTTAATAAAGGAGGATTAGCTGATGCGTACGGGCTATGGCTTCCGATGAATGAAAAAGAATGTCGGCAACATATTAAAGATCAAAATGTAGTAATACATCTGCATGACATTAATTTAATCAAAGATTTAGATCCAGCAACTGTAACTTTAATAATAAGTCTCAGGAAAGATGTATTTGCTCAATTAATGAGTGTTATTGTAGCCAACATAGTCAATGAATGGAGCGGTAAAGATTATAGTAGCAAAGTTGTAGAGCCAACTGTCATTGACAAATTAAAATTTATTAATTTACTAAAATCAAAGCGTAGTTGGGACCATAAAGTTAATTTATCTGTTTATAAAAAAGTTGTAACAATTTACTACGAAGATCTAATAGATCAAGGGGCAAAATTTCTTGCTGACGAATTGGGCTTAGAATACAATGAATTGCGAGTTGGGAAGGTACATCAAAAAAGTCCTTATTTTTTTAAAAACATAATTTTAAATTGGGAAGAACTATATCAAGAATATTTAAATATAACAAATAAAGAGCCGGTATAATCAACGTGCCGTTGTTCAATTTTAACAAGATCAAATGAGCATACTCATATTGACATTGCCATCAATTTAATATATAATACACTTTTACAACAGGAGATATCATGAAAGCAAGAATTGCAAGTCGTGGCCCAGCGATTGATATGGAACAGTGTGTACGTCAAGCTGGCGGCGGACGTTATGACATGGTCCTAATTGGCGCACAACGACTGCGTGAACTCAAACGTGTTCACCGTGAAGACACCAACCGTTATGTGACCTGCGTAGATGCACTGCATGAAATCCAAGCAGGGCAGGTCAATTTAGTTGATTACTTAGCAAAGGTAAAATAGCATGGCAAAGCCACAACAAACATCAAGTGAATTAGGCCGTACCCTTGCAGGACAGTGGACCAAGAGTGAAAAACGCGAATCGGCTAGCCGTAGTATCATGGACGCCAACCAACGCATCAAAGCTATCAACAAGGCCATTAAGCAACAACAATTCATGAGGTAAAGTACAGGCTCCCGTCGTCTAGAGGCCTAGGACATTGCCCTTTCACGGCAAGTACACCGGTTCGAATCCGGTCGGGAGCGCCAAGTTGTACGGAAGCGTGGGTGAGTGGCCGAAACCAGCAGATTACTAACCTGCCGAGGAGTTAAATCCTCCGTCCGTTCGAATCGGACCGCTTCCGCCAAGTTTTGTAGGGCAAGGATGTTTTGTGGACCTCTAGCATAATTGGTTATTGCCGCAAACTCATAATTTGTACTATTCCGGTTCGAGTCCGGAGGGGTCCACAAAACACCTTCAGGGCCCACCAGAATTTTAATTGCCAGCTATTCCAGTTATAAGTAAAATATAACACAAGGAAACAACATGGCAAAGACAGGACAAAAAGCTCGCAAATCAGATCCAATGCGTACCAAGAATGGTCGGGAACGCTTAGGGCCGCTGAATGTAACCCAGTTAGAAAAGTTGCTGGTCAATGCTCGTAAAAAGACTGCACCAAAAATTCAACGCAGAATTGCAGTACTAAAAGCTCGCCCAGGATTCGTCGAAAAAGAGGTTGTAGC